CCCCGCTTACGCGGGGACCATGGTGACCTAGAAAATCTGGGCATCTTAACCCTACAGTGAAGGAGCGTAGAAAAATGGTTGGTATCTCCCGAGTACGCTTGCGAGCCGTGGATAACGGCTATGTAGGGGACCAGTGGATCAACGGGGCTTATACCCTGCGTTCACAAAATCCTACCTACGAGCGGTGCGAAGACGTGGTTGGAAACCCTCTCGGCCAAAACCGATTGTGGCTACAACGTTACGAATCCGTACCGTGCATTGCGTCAGGTGGAACGGGGATCGGTGTAGGCAAATACCTATATCGAAACACGCCCATCGGGAGTAATATCGTACCAGGACATCTTTCTTTGCAGCCCTATCGGGATGCAACGCAAGCGATTGCTGCTCACCACCCAGGCGAACCTGGAGTGAGTATTCCCAATTTCTTGTATGAACTGAAGGATGTTCCCGGGATGCTGCGTCATGCAGCTGACCGGGCCCGACGGCTTCACGAATTTTGGCTAAGCAGACGGCAACGAGTTTCACACTCGTGGCTAGCTGGTTATTATTCGCGTCGTCACATCGGCGAGGATTGGCTTAACTACCAATTCGGCTGGTTACCTTTCTTCTCAGACCTTAACGATATTCTTGGACTTTCTGCCTTCCTTGAAAGGAGGCGGAAGCAGTTCAAGTCTATGCGCGGGAATGAGTTGAGAGTGTCGGGCACCTTAGGATCAGATTCAGCGGAAACCTGCGAAAAACAAATCTTAATATCGCAGGGGACTGTTGTTTACAGCATGAACAGGACAAGGACCATAGGTCAATCCTGGTACGCCGCAAGGTATGCTGTGGATCCTATACGCTTTGGTGCAGCTCTATCTGGTAATAAAAGGGATCAGTTAACTGATTTCCTCGGCTGGGGTACGGATCTTCCCATTCAAATATGGGATGCCATGCCCTGGACTTGGCTCAGCGACTGGTTCTTTAACGTCGATGGTATATTGGCCGTGATGGGGAATAGACAAGGTGTCAAATTCTCATCAGCGGTCGTAATGACCAAGACAGTTACCAATAGAACGTTTTCCCCGATCAGCCCACCTAAAGGATTGGTGGTAACTGACGGGCATTCCGAGGTATCTCTCAAACAGAGGGACATCTTTGTGCCAACCTTCATCCGCACGGACGCTGGATTTAATATTTTCCAACCGTCCCACCTGGCGACTCTCGCTGCCCTAAAAGTAACTAAAGGCAGCGGATCATCGTCCTTTTAGCAGAAAAAGGAGCCGTTATGGCTTTCACTGATCCTGTACCCGTTACCATCGCTGGTGCGACAAAAAATCTAGTTCGCATTGACGCTGGCAAAGGAGCTTCTGAGTATCGGCTTGTCGAGCCGACTCAGTCGTTCCAAATGTTCATTCGCTCGCAGGAGCAGAAAGTCGAGGCTGATGGACGGCGTAAATTCCGTCATAACATCTCCCTTCGACAGACTGTCTTTGCAACGTCAACTACCGCTGAGCTAATCCGCGAGGCTCAGTGCACGTTCGTGCACTACTCGTCGGACGACATCACGGCAGCTGACGATGTCTTCTTGGCCGTATCGGCCATGATGACTGCAGCGAACGCCGTCAAGCTCAATAACTTCGAGAGCTAACGGCGGACCTGGACATTGGGTAAATCCCCCTTTGGCATAAGCCATTGGGCCACTTCCATAAGGAAATGTTGATGGATCATGTAAACATAGCTAACCAATTACTGGAAATCTTCTGCGGTCTTGTAACAGACGTGGAAGAGATCCTTCAGTTGGGAAAGCATTCACTTCACTGTGACTTAGATAAGGTCACCGTATCCTTAAAGTCTAGGGGCGTCTCACTATTTATGGTGGATTTCCCTTCACTCTGCAGCAGCCTGGAAAGCTCGCTGGAGAGTGGCGACTGGAAGCCTATGCTTGGCAAACCGTTCTTTCGCAAGAACGGCCCGACCATATTTCGGCCTCTTTTCGCAAAGATCTTCGAGGAAAGTGGAGTAGTGCGGTGTGAACCGTGCGCTGATTCCATTCGGTGTCTTCGACAAATGTTAAAGTTTGCGAAGAAGTTCCGACTGGATTGCCCAAAGTCTGCCGTCGCGGAGAAATACCGTGAATTTGCAGATATCGAAGCACAGCTCATTCCTCCTGTACTTAGCTGGGGCTCTGACCTTCTTGTTTGCACTGGTGGTTATCCCACTTTTGTCGACTTGGGTCATAGGCTCCACAAAGTTGCAGGAGGCCTCGGTGGAACAGACGATACAGAGGCTACGAGCAGAGTCCTCCGGACTCTCGCTCACATCCAAAGTATCTGTGACGGGTTTACCCGGCACTTTAAGTTCCAACGAGAATGGTTCACTCCAAAACACGGACCAGGCGCAGTCTCAGAGCCGTACGAGTTCTCGAAATACGAGTTCCCGTCTTGGCCCGACAGACTAGAAGCTAAGTTCCCGTTTGACCTGTTCGGTCTGGTTAACCACCAGAACTGGGGAGGTGAGGTTCCAACCTCATCCTCTAGGCCGGCAAAGTTAATAGATGTTCCTAAGGATTATAGGGGACCGAGGTTAATAGCCTCAGAACCTATATCGAGTCAGTTTGTTCAGCAGGGCATCATGAACGTAATCAGACAGAATCTGAAGCGTTCAGCTCTGCGTCACTCAATTGACTTTAAATCTCAGGAGCCATCGAGGGAACTTGCTCTTGCATCCTCTGCGACGAGAGAATTTTCAACTATAGATCTCTCGTCTGCATCCGACCGTTTATCGTGCGCCGTTGTTGAGTGTGTATTTCGACGGAACTACTCGTTCTTAGAAATACTCAACGCAGCGCGCACTCCGGAGATTCTGTATCCGGACGGTTCGGTAGAGCGGCTTAAGAAATTTGCCGCGCAGGGTGCAGCGTTTACCTTCCCGGTACAGTCTATTGTTTATGCTCTCATTTGTTGTGGCGTTATATATGCCATGACTGGAGAGTCTAGACTTAGCGTACTGAGTCGGCAAGTCCGGGTCTATGGGGACGATATGATAGTCCCCTCGGACTTTTATCCTGCTATATGTGAGATCTTGGAGGTACTCCAGCTGCGAGTGAATCTGAAAAAGTCCTTTTCGAAGGGCTTCTTTCGAGAGTCATGCGGTATGGATGCCTTCGCTGGTACTGATGTAACGTCAGCCAGCGTGCTCACTTATTATCTTAAGCAGGACCCGAATACCCTTGTCTCTACCGTGGAGTGCGCGAACAACCTCTATCAAAAGGGGTTTATTAACGCTTCACGGATTCTGCTAGAGACTATTCCCCGGCGACACCTTCGCAGGTTAGCCGTAAGGGATTCGGTATCTACCGTATTTGGCATACTTGGGACCGGGCCAAACCCTTGTCTCAGACGACGGTGGAATTCAAACCTCCATCGATCGGAAACGCAGATCCTTGTAGTTGAAAACAAGGTGACGCGGACTACGCCAGACGGGCACTCACATCTTTTCCAGTGGTTCGTTGAACGACCACGGCCCGATGTAATTTGGGAATCGGGAGAGATTGCGAGTGTGAAGGCTCGTTACTGCCTTCGTTGGGTGGCCTCACATAACGTGAGGTATAGTTCGACCTAACGGTCTTAC